GGTGATGACATCTTTAATTTTAGTATATCCTATAATTATAACAATCAAGAATATTTTGTATATATATTTGAATTTATGGACACGCAGCAAAACTTATTATTGTACCACTTGAATTCACTTGTACTGCGTAATTATTTCCTCCAAAAGTGAATTTCGTGAATTGATTATTGCCATTATACGGATTGAATAATGACCCTCCGAAAGCATTTTGATATATTTTTACTCCAATTACAGGAATGGCGTCTGCTTCATTAAGATAAGTATAATAATTTACAAGTGTTAACGTATCGCTACATGTGGTTGCAGAACTCGAAAATTTGTTTTGCCCAATTAAATGAAGTGAGAACGCTGGTGTGGTTGAAGGAGTAGGCGTGATAGTCGGAGTGTTTGTAGGTGTTTTGGTTTGTGTAGTAGTTACAGTGGGAGTATTTGTTGAAGTTTGTGTCTGAGTTGAAGTATTCGTTGGCGTTTTAGTAACCGTTGGTGTAATACTTGCGGTAGGAGTTGGAGTTATATAAACTATTTCTCCATCAATACACCCTTCAGTATCCTCGATTTTTATAACAATGTTGCTTTCATTATAAGGTGGTGGTACGTCAAAAGTATATGGAAAAACTGAAACGGTTGAAACATAAACACAACTCGCACTAAATGAATCACAGTAGTATATTTCAACTGGCGTGTTAGCGGTTACAGAAGTTATTGTTACTTGTTGACTCATGATACTACAGCACTTGTTCCTGAAATTATGCAATTATTTGCGTCAATTGCCTTAACCATATAGTTCGGTGAAGAGTTATTTGGTGAAGGGATATCAAATATGTATGGAAATGAAGAATTAGTTATGGTTGAGATATAAAAACATCCACTACCATCCACCTGACAAACATAAATGTCATAGGGAGTTTGTCCTGTAATGTTATTAATCGTTACTTGTACTTCCATATCTATATTTTATTTAACATTGAGTTGATGATAGTCCGATTACAAATCCAGATCCATTAAGGTCCCAATTGGCTCCTTGGTGGAACACATATATTTCACTAACCACATTCTGTAATGTAAAATCTGTATACAATATACATCCAGAACTAATTGTCTGACAATTTGAATATAGTGTTTTCGGATTGATAATAGAGTCAGAACATGCGTCTGCAACACTTATATCACTCACTCCACTATTTCCAAATGTACCTGTATTAGCGGTTGCACAAGTTTCACAATTGGTATAGGTCTCACTCGGAACACCTGTGAAATAGTTACCTCCATAATTAATTGGAGTAACCTTTGGAGATGGAATGTAAGATGTATTGAACTGTCCAACATAATACCAACAATTTCCGTCATTATCTTTGAATACCTCATTAACCGCTATTGCGAAAGATACTGGTTGTGTTTGAATAACTTGTTGTATCGTTCCTCTTCCTGCTCCAATACGAATACATGACTGATAAACATATAAGAAGTTAGGTGTTACACTTGGTGAAGGGGTTATAGATGGTGTCGGTGTTTGTGTTGCCGTTGGAGTTTGGGTCTGAGTTGGTGTTGGTGGAGGTGTAGTACCTATCGCAGAGGTTGTAGATGGTGTTGGAGTTTGTGTTCTGGTCACACTTGGTGTAATTCCCGCAGTTGATGTAGGAGTGTTCGTTGGTGTTGATGTCGTAGTTGGTGTTGGAGTCGGTATTGTACTACAGTATTCACAAGAAGAATAAATTTGTACAATATTTCCAAGGTTACTATTAGATGACAAGTTATTATCATCTCGGGTATAAACCACACAACGATTAACTCCATTAACCTGTACAAACATTGTCATACCAACTATTACTGGAGTTCCGCTAAACGACAATGAATCATTAGTATAGTATTCCTCTCCTGTATCACAATCAGTCAATACCTTAACTGACACACAACTGAATGTTTGGTCTAACATTTCAAATGTCACATTACCTCCAATCGAAACGGTTCTTGTAAGTGTAACTGAAGGAGTCAACGTCATTGTTGGAGTGGTTGATGTATAACCACTAAGAGAAAAATCTATACCCAATCCAACACAAGGACTGCTAGGTGTTGGTGAAGGTGTTGGTGTAACACCTATAGAGTCAATTAAAAAATTGACATCATCACAAGCAACACTCGGAGTTGGAGTTGGAATTGGTTCCCAATCACAATCAAAGTAAGCGTTGAAATCAAAAGTAGAACAATCAATCGGAGTTGGTGTCGGAGTTGGACATATACCTCCTTCAAAATCATTAGCAGAAATGTCAGGACATTGTGAGTTACATGGATAGGAACCTCTTAATAAACAAGTTCCTCCCAAAGAAGTACTTAAACACCAATATTGAGTTGTGTGATAAATGACCGCATAAGTTGCTCCATCACCAGAATAATATAACCTTGAGTTGTAAGTTCCAGCTACTTCATAATTTCCATTATAACCTGAGAATGAAGGTAAAGTTGTATAGAAACAGAAATCTGAGAATGTACAAGCCGACGGAGATGCTGAAACTGTCGGAGTATTAGTTGGCGTAGGTTGTGGGGTATTGGTTGGAGTTGGTGTTGGAATACAAAATTGACAATCATCAAAATCAGGGTCACCAAAATTAGGCCCACCTGGCCCTGAGAATTCAACAAAACTATAACACTCCCCATTATAAAGATAAGCCGCCCCAACAAATGCAGTATCTTCATTAACGTTAGCATAAAATACACTACCATTAGAACACTTATATAATAATGCCGCTGTTATATTTGTTCTCGGACACAGAGAATCTGCACAATTTGGAACTTGTGTAAATGTAACCCCTATGGAGTCATATATAGTACCCGTGGTAAATCCACTTACAATTGTGGCACATCCTTCGAATTCCGAACTACCAGTAATGTAATACGTATTCCCGATTGTAACAGGTATACTCGGTCCTCCGAATCTAAATATGTTAGATCCATTTGTACAATCTTGGAACTGTACAATTACACTATTCGTCGCACTCGGAGTTTGAGTCTGTGTTGGAGTTTGTGTTGAAGTATTTGTAGGAGTTTGTGTTTGTGTTGAAGTATTTGTAGGAGTTTGTGTTTGGGTTGGAGTATTTGTTGGAGTTTGTGTTTGGGTTGGAGTATTTGTAGGAGTATTTGTAGGAGTACTTGTGTTTGTCGCTGTTTGCGTTGGTGTCTCTGTAGGTGTTTGTGTTGGAGTTTCAGTAGGAGTATTGGTCGCCGTTTGTGTTGGAGTCTCTGTAGGTGTAGTAGTATTAGTCACCGTCTGTGTCGGTGTCTCTGTAGGTGTTTGTGTTGGAGTTTCAGTAGGAGTATTGGTCGCCGTTTGTGTTGGAGTCTCTGTAGGTGTAGTAGTATTAGTCACCGTCTGTGTCGGTGTCTCTGTAGGCGTACTGGTTGGAGTTTCAGTATTCGTTGGAGTAGGAGTAGGAGTTAGTCCTTCAATACATCCTCCACAGAAACTTTCATCCACTTGGATAATAGTTAACCCCGTAGTCGCGGTAACACTGCCAAGTATAGCACAGAAATATCCAGTACCCCCAGGAAATGGTACGTTATTTATTGATTGGGAAACGTGGTTACAATCTAAATAACTGATAGTATTAACACCACTAGGCTCACCATCATTTGTATATTGATAACAAACACATCCATCACCTGGAGGTGTTGTGGATGGTGTAGCAGTAATTGTAGGCGTAGGGGTCGGAGTTTCATTAATAGTAGGTGTATTCGATGGTGTTTGATTTGGGGTTGGAGTTTCTGTTGGAGTCTGTGTTGGTGTTGAAGTATTTGTTGGTGTTGGAGTTGGAGTTATCACCGCACAACATTCACTAATACTTCCCGTTACAGGTATTACATCAGCATAGTCAAATATTGGACTTGCGACCTCACCACAAGTAGGTGGTGCTACACACTGTATATCACTTGTAGCAATAAGTACATTACCAACGGTTCCACCAGATATAAATGTAGTTCCTGTTGAACTATCACTATAATGTGCTATTATATTAATATCAAATGGAGCTGGTATTGTACTTCCACTACAACCATCTAAGAACTCTATAAACGTATCTGTTGTACTTGCGAAATAACCAGGACAATCAAAACATTCACCAGGAGTACCTTGTACCGATGTTATTGTATAACAATATGAGGAACAAGGCTGACACCCTCCAGCAAAACTATCGTTTTGATATGCAATCGGGGCTACAAGTGGTCGGATAAACTCCCTAATTTGTCCACCTGACGCAAGATAAAATTCTTGCCCCACAGCAATTTGAGACTCAAATGGTGTAATATCACAAGACAACAATTCATCAAGGTCACAAAAGGCAGGATTGGGATTTCCAGGGTCTCCATTGAAGTCTAAGTTATATGATGTCGCGGTGCATGTTAGTGCCTTTAGGTATAGATCCGTTCCTCCACTATAAAAATTTACCGATATTATTCCCATGTAAGTATTGTTCCTATATAAATAACCCGATTACAGGTTTTTACACATTTAATAATATAGTTTTGTTAAAAACTAAATAAAGTGGTGCCTCGATAATATTTATGTGTGTATGAAACTTCTAAACACAATTCAAAATATCATCAAAGAGGCTGAAGAACAATATAACAACGCTTGTGATTCATGTGTCCCTGTAGAAGAATTGGACAGACTCGAAAAACATTACAAGGATTCTCTCAAATTGTTGAAGCTTTATCAGTCTGAAGAAAAAAAGAAACGTTAATTTCTTACCAAGTCAATAGAGATTAGATTAATCTACTCGGTAGATAACTCTTAAAATTAGTGTACATATAATCTAATAATGATTTTGAATAGTTTTTATTATGTTGAGGTCCAGCATGAATATTATCAACAGCATAGTCTTTAAATTTTCCATAAGAACCATCAAACCGATTGAATTCAGTATATGTTGTTGGAATTTCCATCCATCCATTCCACAACCAATTACATTTTTTTGACTCCAAAAAATATTTAATTAAAAGATGATTTTTATACCAATTCATAAAATCTTCATACTCATTTTGTATCGCAGTTAAATTATTTTGTAATTCCCGACCGTCCTCAGTCTCCTCAGTATATCCCCATTGTGAAGTTACCATGAATGGTTCTAGTCCCCCATCTTTGGTATAGAGTTCCCTTCTATGAGGTGAAGTATACATAATTAAAACTAAGTCAGGCTTTATTAAATCATAATAGGTTATTAGACACCTTGTAATAAAATCATTACTTCTACCTCCCATACCAAAGTTATGGTCAACTCCATTTGTAATTGATTTGGAAAATTGTGCCGACCAAGTTTCATCATTATTAACCCCCACACCTTCAGTATTAGAGTCCCCAATAGACATTATCTTAAACCCTTCTTTATGTATTGAATCCCCTCTAAACCCTAACTCATTGTAAGTGTATGTACATAAAGTGGTTGTATCCGATCCTGCGGTATGATATGTCTGATTAACTTTTTCAGATAAATTCCATTTATAACTTGAAATCTCAAACCCTTCTGGTGTCCAATATTTAAGGTTATTAACTGATTTGAAAAATCTTTTAATCATTATATTATATTTTTAATAGGTGTAATAAATTCTTGTAAATTATGCCAACATTGTTCCGCAGGAATAAATGTATTAACTTCCCGAACAAAATCATCATAATCGGGGTGTGAAATATTCCAAACTTTTTCAACTTCATACTCTTCATGACTGAATGTCCCCCAATTGTTAATTTTTCCATAAAAAACATCAACTTTTTTTCCAAAAATTGATAACATTAAATTATAAAACATTTTCATTTCTTTATAATTTTTTTGTTGGACCACAAATGAAGTTTTTATATTTTTTAAACTTTTTATGGTGTTTATGAACTTGAGGTTTTCGATTAGCTCGTCCCAATTTCCACCAACTCTTACTTTATTTTCATATGTATCTTTAGTTGCGGCATCGATACTAATTTCACATGTTTTTACATATTTGTGAATTTTGGTCATTGATTCCCACATTTTTCTGTCCCATCTTGTAGCATTGGTGTGAAGATGTATATGAGATAAACTTGGCCATTTGTTTGAATCAAAGTTTCTGAGAAAATCTCTAAACCCAACAGAAACGAAAGGGTCACCAGTGCCAGTAATGTATAATCTTTTTGTGGTTTGCCCATATTGAGTTTCAATCTCATCAATAGTTTTTTTCACTCTTTCAATTCCCTTGGAATTTTCTACTATCAAGTTTATACGACAGGATGGGCATTTGAGATTACAAGTTCTGTCGAATGAAAATTGTATTGTGGATGGTGGAGTCACAATTCCTTTTTTGAATGAATCTATCTTTGATTCCAAGTCCTTCGGTAGTCTATTTTTGTGATATAGTACGCTTGTGTTTCCAATCTCACCAAAGTTTTCGAGTTGATGTAAATATGGGCATTGGGCTTTGTCACAGTGTCTGAAAGACCCATCTATAACAGATTCCCTTATTTGTTGTGCTTCATAGGACTCCCAAGCATCCCTTGGGGAAGAATTTTGGGGTAGTTCTTTTTTTAACCATGACGCGCAACATAGAAACCTATGTTTTTCATGAATTTCTAATGAGGCAAAAGGAACTGCACAAATGTAATTTTTTAAATCTGGTTTAGACCCCACATTATTAATATTTTTATATTAGTTGTTTACTCACCTTAAATTGTCTTAATTTATTTTTTGTATTTAAAATATCATAATCTAATTTAATTTCTTTGTTTTTTAAACCACCACTATAATATACAGATTCATAAGTATCTAACGGTATATTAAAATTATTAGATAATTTTTTTAAATACGTATTTTCCAAAATAAGTTGATTCATTATAGGATTAATATCAGTATCTAACTTATATACATATTTTACATTATCCGAACTACCGTTGTAAATATTAGATAATGATTCGGCGTGTTCCTTTGTATTTTCTCTACCTAACAAAATAACATTCTCGAATTTTGGAATTAAGTCACAATAAAACTCATAACATTTATCAAAGTAAGATTGTGGAAGATTTCCTAATATTACTGATATATTATCTATTTGATGAAACATCGTTTTTACAACAACATTTTCATGTTTATAATTTTTCCATTGCGCACCCCAAGGGGAATATGGTTCATATATTATTTTTAAATTATAACTATTAGATATCGATTTTTGTAAAGATGTAGAACCACATCTAGGACTAGATATAATTAAGAAATTCATATGTAATTTATAAAATTTTTTTATTTATAATATTTTCCATATATTCTGCAAATTGTTTATGACCTTTAAACGAAAAATGAAAATCAATAAACTCTCCATTAGTTGCGGTTTTTACATTTTCAAAACTATCATATATTTTAGGCATATCCCATATTATACAATCTTTAACTTTAGTATTATTTACTAATATTTTTTTTAAAAAATCGAATCTATCATTATTTCTTTTTTCATATAATTTTTTGGGAGAAAAGTAGTATTGAAAATTTATAAGAGTTTCTGTTTCTTCTTTTGAAAAAACTTTTTCTAATTTATTTCTCCATGTTTCCTCTATGGTATAATCAATTGATAATGCAGATATCCATTCGGAATCGTTTGGAACTGATAATCTATCGTGATATGTTTTTTCTACAATAACAATATCATTTTCTTTTATTGATCCAAAATTTTTTATAATAGAGTCGAATATTTGTTCATTACAAAAAGCATTTTTACCATAATTACTAACATTCATTTTTAATTTTTTTGATAATAGATTTGGCCAAATATCATCATCATATTTTTTGTATTTATAATATTCTTTAAAGGAACAATTTTCTACACATCCATGACCAAATGTGAAACTATCACCAAATGTATGTATTGTATTCATTACTATATTAAAGATTTAGTTAATCCAAAATTATCAATTGATAGCCAAAAAACCAAACTATATCGTGTCCCTGTTTTTATCTTATTGGCCAAATGGTCTATTGACGAATCAAACATTATAACATTTCCTACTTCTTTTGATGATGTTATGATTTCATCATTATGGAAAATACAAAGTTCCCCGCCCTCATAATCAGTTTCGTTCGAAAGTTGTATTATTAAAGTTTTATATCTATTAGGATAATCTAATGCGGAATCATTATGTCTTTTATATTCTTGGGTTTTATCATATTTCAAAATTATAAAATATTCTGGTAAAGTTTTTATTCCAAAATCTTTAACCTTTTCTAATATTATATCAGATAAATCAGAATTTATTTGTATCACCACTTGAGTTGAAGTTCTATATTCGGATACAACTATTGTGTTGTTTCCTCCTATTATACCACTTCGTTCGAATAATTTATCATTCGAGAGTGATTTAAAATATTCACACTCATCTTGAGTAAATAATTTTTTTTCAATAAAACTTTTCATTTTATATTATTTTTTCTATAGTTTTTAATCCATCATTTCCTTTTAAAAAATATTTAGATTGAAATAAATTAATTGGTACATTATTTTTATGTAAAACATACGATAACGCAACCCCTTCTGCGTTTCCAATATTTGGATAATAATATGTTTTTTTTATAATACTTTGATACTCTAAAATTGGTTTTATTCTTTCTAAATCGTATATAACATCTGATATATTATTATAGTACGGAAAATAATACAAATACTCAATCATTAATAGTAATTTACTATAATCAAACTCATTTTTTTTGAAATAAGTTATCAGTGGGTCAAAGTATTCTGAGTTAATATCTGAAAGATATTTACCATTTGGGAATTCACCAAAATATAAAACTTCATCGGTTGGTTTAAAGTTTAGTATCAATTCATTTGATATAAACTCAAACCAATCCGCATCTACATATAATACAGGTTGCTTTAACTTTTCAACTAATCTTAGTGGGAATAATAGTTTGTCTATGAATGAAAAAACTTTATTTGAATATTTGTAAGTTTTTAAATTCGGAAACGATTCTGTCTCATCTGTTAATATTCTGACATCCCATCCATGTTGTGTATACTTTGGTAGGTGTTGTTTTGCCTTTGATATATACTTACTACCGACTGCAACAACTGTTAATATCATTTTATATATTATATGATTTTTTTTAAATCAAAACGGTCATTTCTTCCATAGTTACTCAATAATTCTTCACCACATTTAATAACTCTAATCGATTTACCTGTATCTTTATCTATATTTGATTTATTTTGGGGTAATCCACTATTCACAAATAAATAAGGATTTGTATATATCCAATGAAATCCATTAATTAATCTTACATATAGATTAGTATCATTTGGAAATTCCGTTGAATATTGAAATAAATCTAGTATATGAACTTGCAAGTCATATTCTAAAGTATTTATCTCATTTTGTGAAATAGGGTAAACTCCACTCTCACCTTCCCATACTTTAAAAATAAAGGTATTGGATGGTATTTCTTTAATTGCAAACACACCTACGCCTGCGATTCTACTTGGTTTTAATTTAACAAAAACATGATTCTTAATGTAACCAAATGCATCCATTACAAATGTTTATTTTTAAATAAATCAAAAAATTTACTAATTACAGTGTGAACTCTTTCTTTTTCATCATTAGTTAATGGAGATGTATTTTTATTTTTAATATCTTGTATTGATTTCTTTTTATATAATGGTGGGTGATTATCTATATTCATGATTTTATTTATTATGTACTAATATTTGATTTATGTAAAAACCTCTATTATCTTATACTAAAATAATATATGTTTGTGTGTTAAGTTTATTGAAAATAATCTTGTCGTTTAAAAGTTTTATTTAATAATTCATTATCCCCTAATCCAGAAACCACAAAATCCTCTACTATAAAGTTATGATGACTTTCAAATAAAAGATTACCATCTATTTCTAAATTGTAAAAATTACCTACATATTGCATATCTAATTCAACCCCACTAGCCTCACAGATTGGTTTCCACACTCCATTATCATAAAATGGGTGTAATCTATCGGAAATCATTTTTTTATATTTTACAACTTCAACAACAGAATTTATAGGATGTATTAATTTATCAGTTACAATACCTTTAACATATTCGCCATCTTTATAACTTAAAACAAAATCGCCTATTTCCACATCTTCAATATTTTTTTTACTACCATCTTCCATGGTTACTTCAGTATCGGATGTGAAACACACCGGAGCTCTGTTATGTGAAAGCACATCATTAGCGTAATAATTGTGATACGTTTCAATTTCAGATAAGTTATATACGGTATATTCACCTTCTAAAATTTTAGTATTTATAAGAACATCTGTTTTATTATATAATTTTATTATATCACCAATTTCAATTTTTTTGACAGGTTCTTCCAAACTATACAAAGTGTTTGATAAGGAATCTGAATAAGATGACCATCCTTTTTCCATAACGTATATTGGGTGGTCTATTGTGGCAATTAACTCTTTTCCGCTTTCAAATTCATATTTAACAACTTTACTTACTTTTCTTGAAAAGATATTAATCACATTTGATGATTTAGTTTTATTATTTTTAAAATCAAAAGATAAAACTTTATCACCAACTTTAACATTTTCAATATTCAAGTACGCACCATCTTCCATTAATATTGGAGTACCCTCCACAAAACAAGGTGAGTTACTTGTAACCAAACTATTGAATGCTGTAGCACCATTTATTATATATGTGTCAGTATCTTCAACATCAAGTTCTACAAAGGATAATCCATTTTCAGATGAAACATAAAAATTAATTTCATCTACTTTTACTAAATCTCCACTCAAGTCATAAAGATAATCAGTTTCTGGATTTACTTGTATACTTATTTTGAAACTAGTTTTATCAGTTAAACTATCATAAATTAAAAGCCCTTTATCAATTCCTGCAAATAAGGAATCACCATCTATCACCACTTCAAGCATTGAATTATATCTTAAATTTTTACTATCTTTAAAAACTACAACTGAAGTAGTGATATATGAACCCTCGGGAAATTGACCCCCATCATAATTAGCCGTTAATGTATTTAAATCAGATTCATATTGTAATGGACTACTGATGTAATACGATTTTACGTTTTCACCCACTTGGATATCAGACACTTTTTTCCAAGTATCATCTCCCATTAAAACTTCGTGCGATAATAAAATACCAGCAGAATCACTTTTAAACATATTTGTTACAAATTCGTAAAAATGATAATCAGCTACCTTATTGGTTTCGGGATTTAAATCTATTGAAGATGGTAATTCAAGTATTGAGCTCTTTTTAAAACTTGCTAATTCAATAAAATTTAAATTAGAACCATATACAATTCCTACAAATCTAAAAGAAGTAATGTGATTATTAGTATCTACATTTGATGAATGAAAATGATATTGTTCAATCAGTTTATCTTCTCCTGAATTTTGAATTAAAAATTCATTCCAATTTTCTTCAATAGTACCATTTTCAGTATTTATTTTGAAGAAATCAATTGGATTATAAGATTCATCAATATCTTTAATTGTTGCGTCTGGTATGTTAGAAGGATTTGTTTCACGAGTTAATGTATCAAACTCCCCAATGGATGATGAATGATAGTACGCAACACAATAATCAGTTATAGAATTATTAGTAAATAAATTATATACATTCAATCTATTTTTACAATATTCACTGTCAAATAAAGCAGATTCATCATATGCCATTCTTAATATGAACTTATTATCACTATCTTGAATAGTAGTAGGATATATTGTATTTGTATTTTCATCATGTAAATTTATACTTGTTATAAATTCACAATTTTCAGTTATATAATCTGTTATTCGTGTAACTATTCTTAGATGGATTGTGGGTTTATAAATAATATCAAGTTCAACTATATTATTAGTTTGTAAAACATTTACAAACTCTATTAAATTCAAATTAGATAGCTCATTTTCTAAAATACCAGTATCTGTATTCAATTCCAATAATCTCAAATCACCATTTGAGTCTTTTACAAAGTCAGCCGAGAATAAAGTTCCTTTCATAATGTGTTTCTTTATATATTAAATATCTTGTTAGGTTTCAATTTGATAATTTTTATTATTTCACATAAGGTTCTTAGCCTTAGAAGTTGTAGTTCTTGAAATACAGACATGTGTAAGTTCTAAATTTTGAGGCAAATTTAATTGAAATTCAATAATATCATGAACTTCAGAAAAATTTACCTTATTAAATCCAACTCTCTTATTATGTTCTAAGGTATTAGGGTATAAATTAATGACCCTAACTTTTTTATCAAGATTCGAATTAATTAATCTAAGTGATGATTTTTGTAAATTCAATTTATTTTCTCGGTAATCATCAAAACTTCCGTTGTTAAAAATAGCTGAAGTCAAAACATTAAAAATTGTTTTATCTTTATCTTTCCATAAATCAAAAAGTTCCTCAAATATTTTTTGTTGAAGACTCGGATGATAAGTATTATTTATAAACACATCCAAATCTAAAATATCTGTTAAAATATTTTTGTAATTTTTTAAGTCATATCCATTACTTCTTGAAAATCCAATTACTTCATGATTTTTACCTAAAAAATCAAACAATCCCTTTCCCAAGAAATCACTGTGTCCCGTTATTCCTATCCTCATATCAAACTAAGTTGTTCTTTGATATTTTCCTTGAACAAAAATATTATTAATGAATATCTAATCCCATTTTCAATTTTTGTAACCTCGTGTTCTCTTGTATTTCTAAACGAATATATCGTTCCTGCTTTTTTCGGAATAATTTCTTTTGGTCTATACAAAATAAAATCACCCCCATCATAATCATCATTCAAACAAACTCCAACATTCAATTTTTGATTAGGATAATATATATCACTATGTCTTTCAAATTCATTTCCCGCATCGTATTTGTGTAAATGTATTACTTCAAAGGGCTTGATTATTTCAACATTCTTATCTATGAACAAATAATCAGTTATTTTATCAAAAATCCAAGTAACATTTTCATTTCTAAAAATATTATAGTATGTATATGATATGTTATCACTAGGTCGCTCAACATTTGTACTGTTCCCATCTCGATGAGTACCTTCAATTTCTTGAGTCAAATTTATTATTCTATTACATTCTTCTTTTGAAAAAGATATCATACATCTAATAATTTAGTACTTTAACATTATCAATGGTTGTAAATAAAAGGATCTCTTTTCTTTAATTCTTCAATTTTCTTTTTTAATTCTTTTTTTCTTTTTCGTTCCTTAATTTTTTTAAGGATCCAATCTATAATTTTTTTCATAGTATTTTGTGTATTATATAATTATCTAAAACTAGTAAGTCTAAATCAGTGTCCTTGAAGGTTTCTATTGCATCATAGGGAGTCATTACCATTGTTTTATCTTTAACGTTGAAGGATGTATTCAATATAATTGGATACCCACTTAATTTTTCAAACTCAATTAATAAGTCATGAATAACAGTATTTTCATAGACAGTTTGAATTCTTGAGGTTCCGTCCACGTGAACAACAGCTGATAATTTATCAGCATATTCTTCTCTAACTTTAACAATTTGATTCATGTATGGTACATCATCAATTGTATAGAAAAACTCATTTTGTTTCTCTTTAATAACCATAGGAGCGAAAGGACGAAACCCCTCTCTTTTCTTAATCAATCTATTAATTCTGGATTTCATATCGGGTACAGTAGGGTCGGCCAAAATAGACCTGTGTCCTAATGCTCTTGCCCCGAATTCGATTCTATCTCTATACCACCCAACTACTTTACCTTCATGAATTTTTGTCGCAACGTATTTTATTAATGTATTGTAATCGTGAATTTCAAAAAAGTTCAAATTTTTGATGTGTCCCAAATAAAATTCAACATCGTACTTTGGCCCCAAAAAAGGATTCTTAGTAACTCTTTTAGTTAACTTTTTATTTTGTACAAGGTAATGAATACAAGCTCCAACACAAGATCCAGCATCTGAGGGTGCAACTGGTATCCAAATTTTATCAAAGTTAGAATTAGAAACTATCTTTCCATTTGCAGTACCATTGTATGCCGAACCACCTCCTAAGCAAAGATTATTACTACCAAGATTTTTCAAACTTTTGATAATATCGAATAAAACTTCTTCGTATCTTAGTTGAACTGCGGCGGCTAAATTTTGATGAATTGTAGTAATTTCTTCTTCAGTTAATCTTGGCGAAATATCCAAATGTTCTATTAGTTTTTCGTTGAACATCAATTTTTCTGACTTATCCCAACAAAAAACATTCATATCACAGATTAATTCTCCATCTTTGAATTCAATTAAACTTCTAACTTTTTCAATATACTCTTGAGGGTCTCCGTATGACGCCAATCCCATTAGTTTGTACTCTCCCTCATTTGGTTTGAATCCCAAATACGAAGTCATTGTAGAATAATAAAGCCCCAATGAATGAGGATATTTCCCCAAATCATGATATTCAATTCCATCATCATCCGCCAAACCAAAAGATAATGTATCAATTTCACCAACACCATCAATAGACAAACAGATTGCCCTTTCAAAATCGGAAGTGAAAAAAGAATAATACTGATGAGCTAAATGGTGTTCGGAGTAAAATACTCTTCCCTTAAATGGCCTCAAATGTTTATTTACATCTGAGATATTCTTTAAGATCTTAACTAAAGATTTCAAAGAATATTTCGGTGATGTAAAAAAGTTTTTCTTGATGTTACTCATCACTCTTTTCAGTTTTAGATTGAGGTCTTCATAGTAACAAACCATTTCAATATCATCATAGGTTATGTTATAATAACCAAAAATATATTGAATCGTATTAATTGGAAAAGAACTGTCGTGTTTAATTCCCGTAAATTTTTCCTCTTCGCAAGCAAACACCAACTCCCCGTCTTTAAATAAACATGCTGAAGAATCGTGATAAAACGATGAAATTCCGAGTATGTACATTACTGAAAATTTATTAAACTTTGAAAAAAGTTATAGTCTGTTTTATCATCATATAAACTTGTAACTATATCTTTATTATGTTTGAACCTTTTTTTTGCACTTATATAAAATCCCTCTAATTGGTCTTTTTTCTTATTAACTCTAACAATTTCATCAATAATCATTCTCATTCTTTTTTGTGGATTTGGCTCATTATCATAACTTAAATCAAAGAAATCTTCAAAAAAATCGAATCCATAGAGTTCTTTTGTCTTTTTAATGTGTTGATGGGTCGCAACAATTAATGGAAACTGTGAATAATAAAAAGGAATAAATGTCTTCTCAGTAATATGAATTAAATTATCTTTTTCAAACTGAGACTCATTGACAATATTGATGTATGAATGTTTGTATGGATTATTTTCAAACATTGAATTCCAATCTTGTCCTCCACCATGGGTATCCACGTCATAATCCTCAAACTCACTTTTTTTAATATCAATATTTTTAAAAAAGTTTAAACTACTTTGTGTTTCATTGATTAAATCTTGGTCAAATACGGTCAATAAAATATTAGAATCGATATCGCCATTTTCTAATTTCATTGCGGACAATCTATTTCCTCTTAGAAAAGACCAATCGGTATCATCTAATAAATTATGGTGTTTAAGTGCCGTTAGAATACCTAATCTATGCATAGTTAGATTCCTATTATAACACGTAAACGTTTTTTCTTTATTGGGTTTAAACAGATATCCATCACACATATTCACAATATTTCTTGTAATCACCAATGGAAGTCTGTTTGACACATGAACATTTATTTTAGAATTTATCTCGTTTTTTAATTGTGGTAACAACTGATTACCATTTATAATAAAAACTTGGTTTTCCGGTATTCCAATAATTCTAAGTAAGAAATCCGTGATTTTTATAACATTTTCCATGTCACATTCATGCTCTGTTACAAAAATAACTTTGAAGTTTTGATTTTTCTTTAGTAAAATTTTAATTTCTTCTGAGATTGGTAAATCTTTATGCTCTAAAATATATAGAGATAAATAATAATTTACATGTACCAAATGGTAAAAATTTTCTTCTTTTCTTTCTGATATTTCACTAACATCACATATTTTATAATTTTCAATTTCATACCAACCTGGCATCATAAAATCTTGGGCCATGAGTATGTTAGTGTTCTCACTCGATTCATCGGTTATAAGATTTAAAATTGTCTTATTATGATATAATTCCGGATACTCATTTATAATATACACCCCAACATTATCTTTAGCGAATTGATAATATAATTTTAAATCCTCAATAGTTTTACAATCAAAAATTTTAACATTTTTACACAAAGATTTGAATTCTTCTATGTAATTTGCTTTATGTTGATGTCCTGGATCTAATGGCGCCTCAGACCCTTTACCAACCCTAATTATGATATGAACTTTATCACCCGTCATCAATTCATATTTGTCCACATGGTTTACTAATTGATTTGAAGCAGATATTAAAAAGTCCCATCTTGGATAAAATGTAACAACTCTTTTACCTGTCATCGCCAAACCCAAACTCATCCCCATTTGTGTTTCTTCCATTACTGGAACCTCAATCATCTTTTCTTTGGGTACATCATCAAGTGTCGTACTCATCGGATTCCCCCTGTAAACTATTTGCTGACCAATAAAAACGGTATTATCATCATTAGATAAATCGGTCATAATTTGAGAAAGTGTTTCTTTATATGTCATATTTTTTAAATTAAAACGCAACCCATTTGCCACTCCCATAATGAGGATATTTGGATTTGTATTGATACCAAATTACATCGTTTGGTATATCTCTTTTTATGTTATTCCATGTCTCCTCTGTCGGGGTGTAGGTTGAAACCCCATTATCTTCAACAACAAAATAAAGTGGTAAATCGAAGTTTCTGGCATACTTATGTATTTCATAAAATATTCCACTTTCAAAACTCATGTCCCCAACAAATACCCACACCTTTTCATCACCACCATTTTGTTTGATACTCATTGCAACACCTAAGGCGATTGATAGTGTTCCTCCAACAATTGCCGAGGAGTAAAACTTATCTTTTGGATTACAAATTGTAATCGATTTACCTTTTAAAATTTGGTCTTCTAACCAAATGGGACAAATGCCTTTCACTAAAGCATGATAATGTGATCTCCACGTAGAAAAAACCCAATCAGATGGACCTATTCTTTTAGAGATTTCTATCAACTGTTCTTCATTACCATTTGATAAATGTACTGGTCCTCTAATTTTACCACCTTCCCAATGACTAACAATTAAATCTTCAAAATTTATTAAATCTTGTGAAGTCAATTTTTGTTCTCTAACTATTGGATATTGTTCTAAATTTTTAATCATTTGTCTTTCATTTGAAGTATCGGGTTATTTGACGGCCACTCTATATTCCATTTTAGGTCGTTCCATTTTGCCACTCCGTGGTTTATTGAATCGACATACTCTCCTTTATAAAACATATTGTAATGAAACACACAATCAGTTAATGCGTAGTGTCCGTTTGCAAAACCTGGAGGAACTAAAACTTGGTCTCTATTTTTTTCTGAAATTAAAAACCAATCCCATTTTCCATAATTAGGTGAATTCTCCCTTATGTCCAACACAACTAAATATATGTCACCAACTAACGCTTGTACTAGTTTCCATGTTTTATCATCGTAATGTAAACCCCTTAAAACTCCTTTGTATGATTTTGAGAATCTTCCGTGAATTGAGAGTTCGTTTTTATCGTGGTGAATTTGACTCATAACAGGATGGTCCTCAGAATGATAAGTTGTAAAAATTTCACCCCTAAATTCTCTGAATATAGATGGAGTATAGACAGGAACTTCATATCCAAAAATTTTAGATGGCCTTACGTCAAAATCGTTCCATTTTTTTTCATTCATAAATTCCAGTATTTTTTTCTAATTTCATACACATCAAATGGTTCTCTTTTCATTTGTCCACCCTGTCTTAGGTTTGACCCAATTGTTTTATAACTCATAACAATTGATCTTCTATAATTTTCACTATTATTATCCTCGGAACCGTGAACTAAATAATCGTGAGTAAATAAAATATCGCCAGATTTACATTCGTGATATATTTTTTTAAAATTATGATTTTGCGGCATCACACATCCCTTACCTCTTTCGTTTTTCCAAAATGTTGGATTTGTTTTTATTCTTTCTTCATCAATTTCAATGGGTAGTATAGGTAAAAAGTGTGATGATTCATATGACCACAAACACCCGTTTGACTGGTCGCTATCATCTAAACAAAAAATTACATTTATTGAATTTCCCCAACCAGATTCAGTATAAAACCCATCTTGATGTGCGTCTCTACCCAATTCACCAGGTGGTTTAAAATATGCCTGACTTTGTATCCCTTCAATTTTATCATTTAATATAGTCTCAAGAATTTCAATCAGTTTAGGATATCCAAAATATTTTAAAATTAACTCAGATTCTTTATGTGGGTGTGAATAAATTCCATATTCACCCCATGAGGAATCTTTTTTATTTCTTTGAATTCTTAAATTATTTAATTCATTATTAATCTCATCAATATCATTTTGTGATAAGATATTATTTACTAAATAACCCCTATATTTCCAATCAAAAATTTCTTTTTCGTTTAACATAAGATATTTTTTATTCCCAACTAATGCCCCAATCTTTAAATTCTGAGGCTAAACAATCTGTTTTATAATCTTTTCTACCGCCAACGATTTCTTGTATTTTGTTTTTGGCAGTATTTCTAACACCGTTTAATCCGTGAGTTAATTCCAAATTAATATTCTCAGTTTTACCATATTTTCTATAGTTGGACTCGTTGTGCCAAATGTGTAAGTTTGTTTGTGCCAAAACAACAATCGAACGAATCGTTTCAGCATCAACAATTCCTTTATTTTCTTGAAGTATCAAATCAATATCATGTTTAATATCTCTAATTTCTTGAGCGTATTCCTCTTTGTGTTCAGGAATAAAAACTTCTTTTAGTTGCGAAATGCTCATTCTATCAATTAACTCCGCTAGGGTAGGCAAGTATTTTCTTTTCTCCATTTTATCTATTTAGAAATTTACGACCTTTATTTATTCTATCTCTCCAATAATCCAACAGGTCGTCCATTGTTTCATTGAAAGGTATTTTTGGTTCCCATCCAGTTAATTCTCTGAATTTTGTTGTGTCAGGTATTTGTAAATCCGCATCTATTGGCCTTAACCTGTTTGGGTCAACAACAATTTCAATTTCATTTTTCATAAATGATTTGGATATAAGATATTTCAAAGTGTCTTCAACTTTACAAGTATAATCTCCCCCAATATTATAATATGCACCAGGTGATGGATTAATAGTCAATAACATCCAATACGCTCTGACAGCATCTCTTACATCGGCATATGTTCTAAGAGAATCTAAATTACCAACAAATATTTTCGGGACCTGTAGTCCGTATTCTATCATTGCAATTTGTTTCGCAAATGTAGATTCATGAAATACATCCCCTCTTCTCGGACCTGTATGTGTAAACATTCTGGTTGTCATTACATTCATTTTATACGCCTCTCCATAGTATCTACCAATCAAATCAGTTCCAACTTTAGAAATAGCATATGGAGATGCCGGATGTAATGGACACTCTTCATTAATCGGTAATTTATCTTTACTAACCCTCCCAAATATCTCACTTGAAGCACAAACATGTATCATTGCATCTTTATATGGCGACTTTCTTAACGCTTCTAATAGATTAGCAGTACCGATGATATTTGTTTGTAATGTTTCGATTGGAGAATCAAAACTTGTTTGAGGATAAGATTGTGCCCCAAGATGAAAAACATAATCAGGTTTAGAAATGTCTATAGCATTAACAATTGAACTAAAATCATTCAGGTCTCCATAGATTAATTTAACTCTTTCGGTATTGTTGATGATTTCAGTCAAATGTTCGATGTTATCCATAGAGTCATTCCATCTACAAAAACCATAAATTTTTACATTCGGTTTCTCTAAAAGAAAATCAACCATATGGGAACCAACCATACCCAAAACACCTGTTATTAATATATTCATATCATAAATTTTTTATACAAATATTCGGAAAATAACTCGTTCATTCTATAACTCCAATGTATGTCATTCTCTAAACCATATTCACCATTGGATTGATAAAACACGTCCCTATGTGTTTCCCATTCACCAATTTTTTTTGTTAATATATCTTTGTCTTCTATAACATAAGATTTAAAATCCATATTATCCCAAGAAAATATAAATTTTTTTCCATTAGTCAACGTATACAGTGATTCAATTATTTCGATTTGATTTAATTGGTTTGCTTTAGAACCATTTATTATTTCTTGTGTCCTTAACTCTTTTTCAAATTTTTTCCAATTATACTCTTTACCAAAAATTTCAATTTCAGTATCTACATTATTATAAGACGCGGTTCCAACAAATCTATTCACATAGTTTACCTCATTCCTTTCAAAAAATTGATAATCTTTTTCAGATAGTGGTAATCTAGTTCTATTAAAAAAAGGAATACAAATAACTAAATAATCTTCGGATTCAATCAATGATAATATTTTAATCCAATTATCTATAATAGTCTGCACATCTCGGCTTGGCTCTCCATCACATATTAAGTTTGTGTTCAATTTGTTTGAAAGGTCTTCCGCCCAAAAACATTTGTTTTGATTTGATGGAGGGTTAACATAAAAACTATCTCGACAAAAACTATCCCCAATAATGAATAGATTATTCTTTATTTTCATTATACCATTCAATAGTTTCTCTAATACCCTCTTCAAAAGTATATTTTGGATTAAATCCTAATTCATTTTTTATTCTATCTACACTAACCGCTCTAAATGGTATTGTAGTTGGTTTTGAGTCATCCCATATAACATCAAGGTTTTTACCCGTAACTGTTAATATGGTATTAAATATTTCGCCAATTGTAATTCCGTTTCCATATCCTAAATTATATGGTTTCATAGATTCTCCTTTTTCCAAAATCAATAAGGCTCCATTCACAACATCCTTCACATATAAAAAATCCCTTACAACATCAGGGCTTCCCCACGCGGTAAATGGATTCTCATCACTAAGTACTCTTTTAATTAATGCGGGAACAACATGACAAGTTTTTAAATCAAAATTATCATGTGGGCCAAATATTGCCGTACATCTTGCAAGTGCAATTTCTAAACCTGAGAATTTTGATACATGTTCCATTAACTTTTCCCTATATCTTCTCATCCAACCATATCCATAGTATGATGTGTAAGGTTCATCAACCCAATATTCATCTTCAGTTATTGGTTTTCGTATATCAGGGTATCCTGTTGAACTATTTAAATCCAAAAATCTTTTTACTTTATTTTTTGCACAAGATTCTAATACATTACCAATTAGATTTAATTGTTTAAGTGATATTTGTACATCTGTTGGTACTGATGATGGGTGAGCCACTTCTCCAGCACAATGAATTACATAATCCGCCCCTTCTGTTAATTTAACACAGTCCTCCAGTTTCATTAAATCTATATCATGAAGAACTTGAATGTGGTCATGTTCATATTGTAATGGATTTTTATGTACATGTGTTCTAATATCCGCTCCCATTTCCACTAATTTCATTAGGAAATGTGTACCAATAAATCCAGATCCACCGGTAACAACAACTTTTTTACCTTTTAAAAAATTTTCCATACTAATGATTTACAAATGGATTATATCGTTTATCTAAAATGTCTTTGTTGTTCAAAAACCACTCTGTAGTTTTTTTAACTCCCTCTTCTAATGAAGTATAACTTTTGAATCCATATTTATTCATCTTATTCATACTCATTAATCTTTTTTTATCTCCACTCGGTACGTCTGTCAGCCACTTAACATCAATATCTTTTCCCGAATGTTTGATTACTAGTTCAACAAGTTCTTTAATTGAATTTCCTTCACCCGAACCCAAGTTAACAGGTTCAGTGATTTTGTTTTCAACAGTAAAAATCATCCCTTTTGCAACATCTTCAGCATGAATGAAATCTCGAATTGGTGACCCATCTCCAAAAACCTCTAAAACATCGTTCTCCTGAGCTTTACGTATCAATGAAGGTACAACCATCGCATTAGCTGGATTAAAGTTGTCATACGGTCCATAAACGTTTGCAGGTCTAACTATAGATATCCTGTCCCATCCATATTGTTTAGAATATGTTTCAGTCTGTAATTCTCCGATTCTTTTTGCCCATCCCGCATACATATCATTTGGTGATGGAAATGACCCCCATACACTTTCCTCATAAAAAATTTCAGATGGCGCATATACCCCCACTGAACTTGTAAACAAATACCATTTGACATCAGATTCAAACGCCGCTTGAGTCATGTTAGTATTGAATTGTAACATAGGAACCATAAAATCAACTGGTTGATTCATACACATCTGAGGAGAACCTTTTACACCCGCTAAGTGAAATACATAATCTTTACCTTTACAAATTTCCAAACAATTATCAAAGAATCTTAAATCTGTCTTAACAAACTCAACATTTTCAGGTAAATCTTCTGGCTCTGTCAAATCCGCGATAGTGACTTTGGCCCCTCTCATCATTAACTTTTTAACAAGCTGTCTTCCAATCATTCCTGATCCGCCTGTGACTAATACTTTTTGATTGTTAAACATTGTTTAATACTTTAGTAAGGTTTATAATTTGTTCATCGGTCAAGTCCGTGTGATTTCCAATATACAATGAATAGTTGTGGACATAATTAACATTATCCAATTCCCCAACAACTCGATAGTCACATTTCTCTAAATAAGGTTGTAACACTTGATTTCCACCACCCGAAGTTCCTAATCTATACTCGACATCCTCTAAAAATAAAATGTCACACACTCCATTAAAATCATCATTCTTATGAAATCTATTTTTGTAATCTTCTTTAACAATTAAAGGTAATGCAAAATTACTATTACCGTCTAAATCAAAATCCGTTTTAAATTTATTTTTATCTAAATTAGTTAACCATACATTAAGATTGTGTCTTCTTTTTTCAACATTGTAATCAATTCTCTTCATTTGTTCGATACCTAATACAGCATTCATTTCCGTACTTCTCATATTAAAACCAGGTACAACAAAAGTGAAAAGAGGATTTAAATTTGGATATTCGTTTCGATATTGGATTTGTGTTTCCTCTGAAACTTCTCTAGTCATTCCATGTGATCTGAATAGTTTAGCCAATTCATTTATTTTTTCATTGTTTGTAGATATCATTCCACCTTCAACGGTTGTTATATGATGTCCAAAGAAAAAAGAAAAAACAGAAATATCACCAAATGAACCAACCTTTTTCCCGTTGTAACACGCTCCATGTGATTCACAACAGTCTTCTATCAAAATTATATTTTTTTCTTTTACAATTTGTAATAACTCATCATCAATCGCATTAAACCCTAAACAATGTACAATTACGATTGCCTTGGTATCATCCGTAATAGCCTGTTTAATGTTTTCTGTTGTTATTGAAAGATTTTCTAATGAGATGTCAACAAAAACAGGTTTCATTCCAAGTTGTACTATGGATGAAACATCTGATACCCAACCAAGTGGAGGCACAATAACTTCACCAATACCAAGTAATTCTTTTACTATTGCAATTGAAATATAGTTTCCTGAAGATCCAGAATTTAACATGGTTGAATTTTTTACCCCCAACCATTTTGACCAAATTTTTTCAAATTCTTTTACCTTTTCACCATTAGTTAGTCTTTGATTTGATAATAAAAACTCACTGAGGGCAACTCTATCTGAATTTGAAATATTGTCGTTTATAAGTGGCCATTTATAATTTAGCTTCATATCTATAGTATAATAAAAAAAATTAGGTTTCAAAGGTTATTAATTGATTTATTTAAAATCAAATCTAACAAATGTGGAGAAATATTTATCGGATTATGTAATCCAAACGAATTAGGATGAAATAAAATTTCAGTACTAAATTTCATTGCAGTTTCAATATCAGGTAAATTATGTTCATCTATCCATTTAACAAAAAAAATATCTTCCCACCTTGGCTCATAGTCTTTATGATTTTTGGTTATTTCTAACATAACATCTTTGGTTCTCAATGATAGTCCTCCGTTACCTATAAATCTATTTTCTTTTGGTTTTGACCATGGTGCTCCTATATAGTCATAGTCTAAAAATTCATCAATTCCGAATCGTAGTAGTAAAGTATCTAATTGAAATGTTAGTATTTTTTCCCCCTCAACAAGTGACCAAAAATCATTAGATTTTATATATTGGTTATATTCTATTTTAGTAAAATCTTTGACCCCTGTATTAACATATTTTACATTCTTAATATCTTTTAAGATATCGTATACATACTCTCTATTGTCAATACCATGAAAAACTTGTAGCCCCCATTTTATATTTGAATTAGTTTCATTTAGAAAAAATAAATGATTTTTTATAATTGATAACATTTTGGGGTCAATTCTTGGCTCAACTATAACGGCATAGTAATTGGTTTCAGATGGCAACGTGGGATTATACTTACCAATTTTTTTTATAAAATCATTCAGATATTTTTCAATTAAATAATGTTGAGTTGTCATAATTTATCGGTAATACTCTCATATATGTATTGTCCAATTATTTTGTATCCAAGAAGATTTGGGTGGTAATCTCCTTCGTAAAAATTTTGTTCGTCATTCCATACTAATCTACTATTGTGTTCCCAAACAGATATATCATTATTTAGTTCATACTCTTTTAATACGTCTGAAACGG